ACACAAAGTCGGGGTGATGTAGAACAAGACAATATCAATTTTAAAAATGGGAAACTGCATTTTAGCACTGTTGTACTTTAATATGTTGAAGGGTTTGTTGGCGTTTTGTGATGTAGCTGGGTACATCACCAACACTCACTGGGACAACCATAAGGAAATCGAGGGTGCCATAGTAGATCTAGAGTTTAGAAGACTAGGGGATTCATACTGTATGAAGGATTTCAATCTCACTTATGTGGATGTTGACATCCAAATAGAATCCCAAGGTCATATCGGAATTTATAGGCCAAAACACTCTGTGAAGAAGGAAATACTTTGTGCCGAAGATATGGGATTTAGGTCTGCAAAAATAGGAGAAGAAGTCATAGTAACAGCAAATAGAGTGGAAATCACGAAAACAGAATTGGACACAGGCATTTATAGTTGCTTCCCACAATTTTATCATGCTAAGTCTATTTTAACCATAACTCTCGACATGATTAAAATACAAGACTTGTATTTGATCAACTCATTTTATTTGCAACCAATATTGAACATGAGCCTCAACAACAGCTATCGCATCCTTAACCCCATCTCCGAGGCAATATATGCTACAAAAGATGTCATAATTCAGAAGATGGATTCCCCAACATCCACTCATCTTTCGATCTATTCATATTTCCAAGATGGATTTCACTATGGCATCACTGAGAATTTGCTCACACAAGCCATTGGGACCTGTGCTTGGTTTATCTCCATGAATCATCATTTACTCCTCAATGACTTCCAAGTAGATTGCATCAAGAGGGGTTTGACCAGTCTCACAGGATCGGAGCCAAGGCTAGAAAGACTATCTAGATATGATGTCATCCCAGATATGGAGACAACAATTAGACTAGTGATGCCAGCATATAAGAAGTCAGTGATTTCTATCAATGATAGAAAACAAAAGTGCAGTTGTGAGTATCAAGAAAGCAGTGGCTCATATACATTAGAAGTAGTAGGATTCACTGATTTCTTTACCTGTGGAAATCAGATTTACCATAATGGAACAGTTAAGACACTTTATGAGCCTAAGTTCATTTTATGCAATAGATTGATTGTTGGTTGTTCCACTTCTAATACTAGTAGCTCAACTTTTATGACTGAGAGAATCTCCTTGATGAGGAGTTATATCCATGTTAATGATCTAAAGTTCTTTTTTATGAACCACTTGTGGCTTACTAGTATAACAATAGGTGTAACAATTCTAATATTGAAAAAGCTTTAAATCCTGAGCATAGGAGAAAGTGTCTGAAAATGGGCTAATAGCCCAATTCAGTATCATAATTTGGAGTCTTAATTACATTTCTTTGGCAAGGACAAATTTTGATACTTGCTGATGTTAGCCCCCCTTGCGTACGCTCTCAACCATGTAATCTGAGATTGGAACTTCAAAGTCCAAAACCATGCCAAAGTACATCCTTTCCAATCTGCAAATTAGTATTGTTGTAAGTTGTCTCTTCATTCTTATCACCCCGGACTTTGTGT